GCACCGGCTTTACTCTTGCTTCCTGCAAGAATTTCAGCTGCTGCTTCAAAAAGTTTATTTGATGCCATTAGGAATCTCCTTATGATTTTCTATTTATAAAATTAAAGTTTTCGTAGGTAATTTTCAAACAGGTTTAATGCAACCCGTTCCATGTCTTTGCGAGATGCTTTTTGTATTTGTTTTTTTGCATTGTCAAAATCAACTTCCACAAAACGACCTTCAACAAAAAGCCACTCTTTATTCTCCATAATTCCATTAACAAAAGCACCTGGTGCCGAAGGATCGGCAACAATATCAGCTGCTGTGGCTAAACGAAAATCATCTTGAACTAAATTATAACCCTCTTTGGTCTGCACAAGAGAACCCATACCTCTTGATGATACACCAACATTTACACCAGAATCAATAAAGTTTTTGACTATGTTTCCATAAGGAGTTTCAAGAATCAAAGCTTTACCAATATAACATTCACCATTATCTTCAAGTGACATAATTTTGTGTGACACTCTTTCAAGATTGATAGAGGGTGTATCAGGATGTCCCAACTCACCTAGAGCACGATTTGTTTTAATATATTCTTCAGTATAGCGATTAACTTCTTTGCTTAAAGTTTCTTTGCCATACATTCTATTATTTTTATTTGGCTTATCATAAACAAGAAATGGACCGGTAACATACATATTTTTTTTGCCTGACTCAGAGGCTTCAGTAATGTATTGAACCTGTTCAATTGTTTCAGTAATCAATTTCATAGTGTTTCGCCTGTGTAAGGATCTACATTATAGGTTGCTGTTTTTGAAACTTCCATGACAATAGAACCACCAGATGTTATTGTGATAACGATGTTTGATGTTTCATTGTTTGCCGCAGAATAACCATAACTTTGAAAATCCATTTCACCAGAATTGTGTAAAGCTAAAACGGTGTTATTATTACGAACAATAGAAATATTTCCGTTAGTTGACCATGTAACTTTTCTAATACTTGCAGCTGTAACCGTTTCTGTGTTTGGTTTAGCTCGCAAATTATTAAGTGTAACAGTAGCAGTGCCAGGATCAGCAACACGAATGATTGATGAACCTTTTACTGTGTTTATAACTTCTGAATTAAAAGCCATTTTACTTTATCCCCATGGATGCTCGGCGTCTTAAAGACATTTTTCTTTTGAGTAATGTTCTACGCAATTTAGATTTACCTTTTGTCTTCCAATACCTTTTTAATTTTCTAGACTTCTGTATTCTTTGAATTGCAGGTATACGAACAACTCTGTTACCTGAAATTCTAAATCCTTTTATAGCCGACTTTCGTATATTTTTCTGAACAATTATACGGCCTTTTTTATTTCTACGAATTCTTCTACGAATCTTTTTAATTCTACCAATTTTTATTACATTAGGAGAAGCTTCTTCAATTGGTTCATCAGACTCTATGTATATATTACTGCCAATAAACTGTTTTTCTTCTTCTAATTTTTCTTCAAAATGTTCATCAAGACGATTAAAAATTAACTGTTTAGCTTCAGTTAACCTGTTAGCAACAATTAATTCAACAAGATTCATTTTTCTATCTTTGAGGCAAATTCAATAGCTTTATTCAATTCTTCTGATGAACTTTCAACCATAGCAATAAACTTAGTTCTATTCTGTTCATTTAATCCATCATATACATCCATCAACATAGATATAGTTTCGGCATCAACTTCACTAACAGTACCATCATCATGTTGTATCTGTGTTGTAACTTCTTCTGCCTGAATTGGAGCTTTAGCTAATGATTCTGAACTATATGGAACGGAAAAATAGCGATTCAATCTTTCGTTATAATACAAAGCAACTCTTGTACCTTCTGGATACATACGAACAGCTTTACGGCGAAGAACTAAAACAAATGGTAAGGCCTGCGAATCAATGTTTTCTTTGTAAAGTTTTTTTGTTCTATCTTGATCTTGTTCTGCATCATCACCAACCTCAGGTGCCATAGTACCAACTTGTGGTGCAGTATCTCCAACTTTAACTCTATGTGCTCTAACTTTTTGTCCGGCAGAACCTAACTTATAATCGGAAGTATCAATGATACCTTCTTCCAAATCTTCTCTTACTGCACGGCGAGTTTGACTATAAATTTGTTTATTATTGGTAATCAAATCTACCATCTTAGTAAACAGATTTTGAATAATCATTTTGTCTGCATTATTGAATTGTGGGCGTTCTTCACCCATTCTATCCAATATCTTATGCATACGCTGAATCTGCGCCTTGTTGGCAAGACCAGCACGGACAAGAGCATCAAACTTTGTGTAGTCTGATTTTTCTTCTTCCGTTAGAATGGTCTTAAAGTCTTGAAACGATTTCATTTGTTATTTTATTTAGCCATTACTTTAGGAGGAATTGATCCTGGAGCACCAAGTTTTCTTCTTGCTAATTTATTACCTTCATATCTACCATCATCTTTATCTTGTTGTGTTCTACCAAGACTTGCAGCTTTATCAGACACATCTCCACGAAGTTGGCTTTCAGCTTCTGATTTGCTACCTTTTAGGTAACCTCTTAATGTTGCCTTTGACAACTCATCTAATTCTTCAGCTTCTTCTTTTCTCATTTCAGCATCAGATTTTGCAAAAAGTTTTTTCATATCAGCAGCATCTCTTGCATCACGAGCAGCTTTTGCTGCGGCTTTTTGTTTATCAGACATTTTTGGTGCTTTGTCACCGTGTTCCTGATTGCTAGTATATCCTCTAGCAAGGTTTTTTGACATTGGTTGATCCATAGATTCTTCAACGCCTTCCACTTCTTCTTCTACTTGGCCACCAAATAGTGTTGAAGCCAATTCTTGTTTACGAGTATCAAGTGCTTCAAATGCACGAGCAGATAACAAGTTTGATAATGTTTCTTTAGCATCGGCTGCATGGCCTGCCGCTAGTTGGTCAATAAATGTTGATGTTGACATAATTTCTCCTATTATACCTTATTTAGTCTTATTAAAGTTAAATTTGTTTACCGCATCATCTAATTGCGGAGTAGGTGATTTGGCATCACCATTTTCAACAGTATTGTCAATTGGTTCTTGTGGTTGGCCACCTTGTTCTTGACCTGGTTGTCCTAGAACAGGCCCAGCCAGTTCACCTTCTTCTTCAATTTCTTTCTCCATTAAATCAATTTCTTCTTCTGTCATACGAAGAACATTTTTACGAACCCAAGCAGCAGAATAATAACGACCAATATAGGGATCAATTAAACTAGCCGTACTGATACGCTCACGCAAAATCTCTGCATCTCGCATTTCGGTAAAGTTATTGTCTTGTTTAAAGTCATAATAAATTGATTCTTTAAATTCTTCCCATTCTTCAACAGTACATATACCTTTAAGTGACAGCTGTACTCTAAGAGCATCATCAAAAAGTCGAGAAAATTTATTACGCAGCCTAACAATATATTTACTAAACTTAACTTCATCACGGGTAATTTCTGTGGTACGGCCAATTCCAATCATTCCACCACCTTGTGGATCTAATCTTGAAATTGGAACATTTAATGAATTTAATAGTTTCTTTTGAAAATATAATACATCTTCCATTTGACCTAAGTTTTGACCAGCAGGAAGTGTGGTAATTTCAGTACCTTTACCACCTTCACGGCGAGGTAACCAAAAATCTTCAAGCATTGACATATGCTTTCGCTCATCACGAAGCTCACCAGTATTAGCATCATAAACTAATTTATTACGATACTGTGTCATAATAGACTTCATATATTGTTCAGCCTTACCTATTGGTAAGTTGCCTACATCAATATAAAATATACGGCGTTCTGGTGCTCTTGATATTCTGTAAATAACAACAGCATCTTCAATCATTCTTAATTGATTGAGTGGCTTAATAGCTTTATGCAAATATGAAATAACAAAGGTGTTCTTTGCATCCATTAAACCTGAGTTAACATTTAATATAGACTCAGGTGCAATTCTTAAACCTTGATTTACATTAGATGTAAATGTTTGTGTTGTGGTGCCTTGATCATTGTAAACATAATACTCAGCAATTGATTTAATAACTTGAGCACCAGTTTTTGGGTCTCTTTCTTTTTTAATTTCACGCACTTTGCGAATCTTGCGTGGATCAACATATCTTAATTCTTGTATGCCATCTCTAGGATTATTATCATTTACAATAACATGGTAATAAATTCTACCGTCAATGTACCAGCGCTTGAATAAATCATCAGCCAAATTTGAAAAGTTTAACATCTTTTGAATGTTATTAAATTCTTCAAGTATTTTCTTTTTAATGGATTCTGGTTGTTTCAGTTTATCCATATTAATATCAACAACAGTACCATCATTAGTATGAGTGATTGCTTCGTTAATGATTTCATCAACTGCCATACTACATTCAGGGTGATTTGACATTTCACGATATCTGGTAATTAATTCTAGTTCATTACGAACAGAACCTTCCAAATCCACATATGTGCCATAATGAGCATTTTGTGTAATAGTAACTGCGCCATCATCAAGCGCTTCGGTAGGAATAGCAAAAGAAGCTTGCTCAGGTTTTTCAACCTGAACAATATCTTTTTTCCCGAGAGTAAACCCGAATAAATTTATAGCCATTAAATATTCATCCTATATTAGAAAACAATAGAGGCCGAAGCCCCTATCTTTTATTCACCTGCAATTGAAGCAACATTTTGATCTGTGCTTCCGTCATCTGCTTCCCACCATTGGTAAGATAAAGTTACAGTATATTCTTCAATAGCATCATTTGAACTCCAATCTAAAGCAATTTCACTTAATTCAGTTGGATAACATCCAATAAATTTATACTTTTTAAGTACGTTACCTTTTTTTCCAAACTGTATAACTGTTGCATCCTTTGTGTATCCCAAAGGTCCATCAGCGGTTGGTAATCGTTTGTTTCCAACATGTGAGTTAAGACCGCTTAACCATTTTTGGAATGCTGTGCGAACAAGAAAATTTTCATCATTGAGAACTGTAATACTAAGATCAGCAAAGGTTCTGTTACCAGCAAATTTTAATGTGCGACCAAAATACTGAAGTTCTACAGTACCAATAGTTGAAGCCGGAATTGCTGCAGTTTTTACTAAAAATGAAAGTGGTCTGCTTGCATTTGCATCAGCAAAATCAGGAAAGTTCATCTCCATTTCAAATAAATTTGGACGAGCTCCATCATTTACTAGTTGCGAACGAAATTCGTTTACGTTAAAAGCCATTTGTTTTCTCCTGTTCCTTTATTTATTAGAATTTTCCAACGATTTCTTCAAAACTAACACCTGTTCTAACAGCAACAAAGTTTAGTTGAATGAAATTGATAGATCTAGCTGGTTTAATATACAAGTCACCAACAAAACGATTGCTATCAACGATATCCGGTGTGTTGTTTGTAGTGTCACAAACCACACGGAAATCAGTAATACCACGGCGACCTTTAACATCACGAAGGAAAGGTTCTACCAAATTAACAAATTGGGATCTTGTGAACTGGTCGTTAAATTCAAACATAGTTGTCCGAGCAGCACGAGCAATAGTTTTCTCCAACACAATAAACAAACGGCGAACATTGATACGATCAAATACCGATGGACGATTCAACATTGTTTTATCACCAAACAGGAGTGTTCCCTCACCTTGAAAAGTAACAACAGGGTTAATACCTTGAACATAAAGGTTATCCCGATCAGTTTTTACTGGATTCCAAGCAAGTTTAACAACATTTTTAATGACGCCACGGTTTGATCCAGCGGGTGAAAACCATGGATCACGAACTGAATCTGTACGAGCGCAAAGGCCTGCAACGTCTCCGTTTAATGCTACCCAACGATAAACATCATTGTATTTGTCATATTGATATTTGTAGCCCGAATCAAGAACAGCGTATGAAGAGCTTGTCAATCCAGAACGGAAAGAAAGAATACTTGTAGTTTCATTACCAGCATTATTAACAACCGATGATTTTGTTGGTGACAAAAATACCATACAATCTTTACGAGATTCAGCAAGGCTAATGAGAGCAGCTGCTATTGTTGCATTTCCTGGACCAGAAACTAAAAGTGACATTTCTGTAGCATCTTCTCCTGCAAAAAAGTTATATGCAGTAGTAACTTCACTATTACCAATTGTACCATCTGCACCAGCACTCATTGATGCGGAGAAAGGTGTGTTGATGTTTGTAAATGTTTTAGCAACAGAACTTGTTCCCCAATTTGATGCACCTGGTTGATGATTTAACCACCAAACATATTGTGATCTCTCATTAATAACAGTTTTATAAAAGTTTGATCCGCCTTCATTTGTCAAAGCATCAGAAGCTTTTGAAACGAATGCGTATTTTTCAAGAACTGTATTTGCAACGCCAGAAAATGCACCATCTTCATCAACAACGATAACATGCAATTCATCTCCGCTACCGGTGTTATCTGATACATAATCAGAAGTTCCTGGTGCAACACCAAACTGGTCAGCATATTGCCACCTGCGTAAAATTGCGGTACCAACAACAACTGTTCCTGGTGCTGTGGCTGTAACAATTGCTGTTGCGTTAACAGAAGCTACACGAATATATGTTAAACCACCATCAACAGAAATCAAATCTCCTGCAACCACATTGGCAGCTGCGTTTGCATTACCGTTAACATTGATTACTGTGGCACCAGAAGTAACAGCGTTTGCTCTTAGTGTGTCTGTGACAGTTAAGTTT